GTAACAGGACTTAATGAAGCTCGTGATGGAACTACACCAGACAAACAAACACTAGTAGGATTACAAAAGATGGCTGCTAACGCGTCCAACGTAGCTACTAGACATATAAAGCAGTCTAGTTTATATTTAACTCTTATGGTTGCTGAAAATATAGCTTTAAAAATAGCTGATGCGTTACAATTTCCATTAACTGCTGCATCTTTAAAGAATTCTATATCTAATTACAATGTAAACACATTGATGGAAGTTAGTAGTTTAAATCTTCATGACTTTGGTATATTCTTAGAATTAGAACCAGACGAAGAAGAACAAGCTCAATTAGAACAAAACATACAAGTAGCTTTGCAAGCTCAAGGTATAGACTTAGAAGATGCTATAGATTTAAGACAAATAAAAAATCTTAAACTAGCTAATCAAATGCTTAAGATAAAGCGTAAAGCTAAAGGTAAGCAAGATCAAGCCAACCAACAAGCTAATATAGCTGCTCAAGGTCAAGCTCAATCTGATGCAGCTAAAGAAACAGCTATGGCAGAAGTACAAAAACAAGAAGCTATATCTGGATCACAAGTTCAACTTGAACAAGCTAAATCTCAAATGGAGATATCTCAAATGAATACAGCTTGGTCACTTAAACAACAAGAAATGCAACTGCAACATAAATTTGATATGGAGCTTAAGCAATTAGATCTAAAAGCTACTAAAGAAAAAGAAGCTGAAATACAAGGTCGTAAAGAAAAAAGTAGTAAACAAGAAGCTACACAACAGAGTAAGATGATCGCGCAGAGACAAAATGACGAAGGTCCAATTGATTTTAATAATCAAGACGGCATGAACATGGAAGCTTTTGCGTAAATTTTTAATTATTTAATTTTATTATATTATGTCAGAAACAACAAATGAACCTGTTAAGCAGGAAGGAGACTTTAAAATAAAGTCTAAAAAGAAAACACCTAGAAAATTAGGTAACAAAGAGCAAGAGATACACAAAGTTAGTATCAAAGAACCTTTAGTTGAACTACCACCAGATCTTATAAAGGTGACTGTTCCTAAAGAAGCTCTAGAAAAACAAGAAGATAATGCCATTCAAATCGGAGAAACAACGAAAGTATCTGTGGTTGAAACACCCGGAGATAGCACAACGGTGGGAGAACCTGTACAAGAGTCCAACGAGACTACTGAAGGGTTTTCTGCGATTACCGAAATAGCTGAGGAAGAAGTAAAGCAAGTTACTAAAGAAGTAAAAGAAGCTTTACGTGATGAAAAAGTTTTAGGTAAACAATTACCAGAAAACATTGAAAAACTAGTTAACTTCATGGAAGAAACTGGTGGTACTATTGAAGATTACACAAGACTTAACGCTGATTATTCAAACGTTAATGAAGATGCTCTATTAAAAGAGTACTATAAAAAAGCTAAACCTCATTTAAACGAGGAAGAAATAGGATTTATCATGGAAGACAATTTCGACTTTGATGAAGACTTGGACGAAGAGCGTGATGTCCGCAAAAAGAAACTCGCTAAAAAAGAAGAGGTTGCAAAAGCAAAAGAGCATTTAGAAGATCTAAAAGTTAAATACTACGAGGAAATCAAGTTGAGACCTGGTATAACTCAAGATCAACAAAAAGCTACAGACTTTTTCAATCGCTACAACAAAGATCAGGAGCTAGCTGAACAAAAGCATGATTTATTTAAACAAAGTACTAAAGATTTATTTAACGACGATTTCAAAGGTTTTGATATTAAAGTTGGGGATAAAAGATATAAGTACAACATACAAAATCGTGACAAAATTGCTGAAAACCAATCAAACATTAACAACCTTGTCGGGAAGTTCCTAGACTCAGATGGTAACGTTAATGATCCAAGTGGTTATCACAAAGCTATATACGCTGCTGACAACGTAGATAAGATCGCTTCTCATTTTTATGAGCAAGGGAAAGCTGATGCAGTAAAAGAAGTCGTAAACAGTTCAAAAAACTTAAGTGAATCTCAAGCGAGAAAAACTCAAGGTGATGTATTTGTTAACGGAATGAAAGTTAAAGCAATAAGCGGTGCTGATTCTAAACAATTAAAAATTAAAACAAGAAAATTTAACTAAAAAATTTAAAAATTATGTCTTTAAATCCACAATTTGGTGGTATTGTACCTTCGCCAATTCAAACTCCTAACCCAGGAAACTACTTAGTATTTGACGGGGCAGCAGGAGGAAACTTTGCGCAACAATATTTACCAGAAATTTATGAACAAGAAGTAGAACGTTATGGAAACAGAACGCTATCTGGCTTCTTAAGAATGGTTGGCGCTGAAATGCCAATGACGTCTGATCAAGTAATTTGGTCGGAACAAAACAGATTACACATATCTTACGATAACTGTGGTGTTGCTGCCGATCAAGGTGGTGGTGCTGCTAACAGTTCTGTCGTAACATTAGGTGGCGGTGCAACTGCTATCAACGTTATATCTGTTAATGATACTGTAGTTATGCTAGATCCTGTTTCAGGAGCTGAAGCTAAAGGTATTGTTATAGCAACTGTAGCTGGTGCAACTGGTGTCGGTGGTGCTGGTAGTGCTCAAATTACTGTAAGATCATTTGCTAATGCAACTTTTGTTGCACAAGGGATGACTATTACTGCTGCTAATGCTCTTGGTGGTATCAAAGTATTTGTTTATGGTTCTGATTATACAAAAGGAACTACTACAACTGCTGCTGGTGTAGGTAACTCTGCTGTAAGAGTATCCGCTACTCCATCTTTCACACAATTTTCTAACTCACCAGTGATCATAAGAGATCAGTACGTTGTTACTGGATCTGATATGGCACAAATTGGTTGGGTTGAAGTTGCTACTGAAGACGGATCATCTGGATTCTTATGGTACTTAAAAGCTGAGTCTGAAACAAGATTACGTTTTGAAGATTACTTAGAGATGAGTATGGTAGAAGGTGAATTAAACTTGAACGCAACTGCTGTTGCTGGTTACACTACAGGTGTTTTACCAGGTACTCAAGGTTTATTTGCTGCTATTGAAGCTAGAGGAAATGTAGAAGTAGGATTTACTGCTGCTGCTGGACTTGATGATTTTGATACAATTCTTAAGAATTTAGATACTCAGGGAGCAATTGAAGAAAACATGTTATTCTTACAGAGACAAACATCTCTTGATTTTGACGATATGTTAGCTTCTATATCTGGCGGATTTGCTGGAGGAACTGCTTTCGGTTTATTTGAAAATTCTGAAGAAATGGCTCTTAACTTAGGGTTCTCTGGATTCAGAAGAGGTTCTTATGACTTTTACAAAACTGATTGGAAATACTTAAACGATGCTTCTACAAGAGGCGCAATCGTTGGAGTTAATTCAATTGAAGGTGTATTAGTACCTGCTGGAACTTCAACAGTATACGATCAAATTTTAGGAACTAACATCAGAAGACCTTTCTTACACGTAAGATATAGAGCTTCACAAGGTGATGATAGAAGAATGAAATCTTGGTTAACTGGTTCTGCTGGCGGAGCTTACACGTCTACTTTAGATGCAATGGAAGTTAACTTCCTATCTGAAAGATGTTTAGTAACTCAAGCTGCTAACAACTTTGTATTATTCAAAGGAATCTAATTGATTCAATTATAATAACTATCCCTGTCTTCGGGCAGGGGTAATTATTTTTATAAACTATTTAATTTTATTATATTATGGCTAAACAAGCTAAAGCAGAAACTATTGAGGTTGCACCTCAGCCGGTAGCTACAAAAGTAGCACCAAAACCAAGTTGGGAAATCAAAGATAGAATGTATTATTTAACAGGAGGCAAAACACCTTTAACGTTAACAATACCTGGTAAGCATACTAGAAAACATGCATTACTTTACTTTGATGAAAAAAGTGGTAAACAAAGAGAATTAAAATATGCAACCAATCAAGACTCACCTCTTGTAGATGAACAAAAAGGTGAATGCACGATGGGACATATTACATTTAAAGATGGCGTATTAGCCGTTCCTAAATCATCACAAAACTTACAAAAACTTCTTTCTTTATATCATCCTTTAAAAAATAAATTATACGATGAGCATAATGAGATTGCAGTTGCTGAAGATGAGTTAGATGTTTTAGATCTTCAAATAGATGCTTTAAACGCAGCAAGAAATTTAGATGTAGATCACGCTGAAGCTATATTAAGAACTGAGAAAGGATCACAAGTAACATCAATGAGCTCTAAAGAATTAAAAAGAGATCTATTGTTATTTGCTAGAGAAAATCCATCTCTATTTATAAGTTTAGCTAATGATGAAAATGTACAGTTAAGAAACTTTGCAGTTAGAGCTTCGGAATCAGGGATAATTAAATTATCTCATGACCAAAGATCTTTCACATGGGGGTCAAATAATAGAAAATTAATGAATGTACCATTTGATGAAAATCCATACTCTGCATTCGCGGCTTTCTTAAAAACTGACGAAGGTGTAGAAATCTATAAATCTATAGATAAAAAACTATAAAAACAAGTGATACTATTATAAGGCGGCTTAACGTCGCCTTTATAGTATTTAAAATAAAAAAATAATGGCGGTAAATATAAACACA